CGTGGGCACTGGTACGACCACCACGGGTGCCTTAGGCACTTTCCAAAAGTTTGCATTCCCTCTTGTACGCAGGGTTTTCCCTGAACTAATCGCTAACAGTCTTGTTAGCGTTCAACCGATGAGTGGTCCCGTATCACAAGTCTTTTACATGGGTTCTGCTAGATCCTATGATACTACCCGAGAGCAACTATACAGTAAGTACCAACTTACTTATAGAGGTCTAACGACTGCTGCCGTAAACGGTACTGTTGCTGATCTGGATAATATGCCTGCTGCTGGTCCTGCTGGGGACGGTCTTGGTTCTAGTGCCATGACGGGCGTTACCATGATGAGTGCTATCGCTGATTGGCCTACTGTTGAGCCTTCTGCGGCTCCTGGTCATGGTTGGTCAGTATCTGCTGGTGAAAAACTTACTGGGACTCAAATCCCTGAAGTAAGCATGACGATTGAGCAACAGCCTGTTGTCGCTCGTACCAAGAAAATGAGAGCCCTTTGGACTCTTGAGGCTTCTCAAGACCTTAAGGCTTATCATAACCTTGATCTTGAGCGGGAGCTTACTGATATTCTTGGTAAGGAAATTCGTCTAGAGGTTGATCGTGAGCTTATTGAAGACCTTCGTGGTATTGCTTATGATCTTTCTGGTAAGCATGGTATTTTCCAAGAGGGAATGCTTGATCAGACTGGTCAAACTAACACTATGAACTTTTCTCCTTCTGGTGATTCTACTTTTGATAAGTTCCAGTTCCTTAATGATGGTACTGCTTTACCCCTTGGTACTAAGACTACTGGAGCTAACAGTAATGTTTGGCTTGTTGATTTCACTTCAAGTGCGCTTAACCTTGCTCCTCGTCACGTTGGCGATATTTACGCCAACCTGCTTGCGACTATTAACTTCGCGTCCCAGGACATCTACAAGACTACTCAGCGTGGTGCAGGTAACTGGATCCTTTGCGCTCCCATAGTTGCGAGTATCCTTGAAACTGCCGCCCGTCTAACTGGTGGTATTGAGAAGGCTGATGGTCCTACTAACTTCGCCCCTGGTCAAATTCAGCACCGTGGTAAGTTTATGGGTCGTTATGACCTCTATGTTGATCCTCTGTATCCTGAAGGCGAAATGCTTATGGGCTACAAGGGTTCTGGACCTATGGATAGTGGCTTAATTTATGCCCCTTACATTCCGTTCCAAGCCCTGCCTACCATTACGGACCCTGAGAGCTTCCAGCCTAGAAAGGGCATCCTTACCCGTTACGGTAAGGTAGCTGTTGCTCCTGCGTCTAGATTCTATCGAATCATTAGGATTGTTGGCGGTGGCGGTACTCCTCTATCGGTTCCTTTCGAGAATGTCTGATAGATAACTGTTAAGGTAAAAAGGTCCACTTCTCTTTTTTTGGGAAGTGGGCCTTTTTTATTTTGATAAACCTATATACAGGTATGGTATATAAATATAGAAGCACCTGTAGGTTCCCTATGCTCCTACAGGTTTCTGACAGTGTACTAGAAATTAGACCCAACCAAGTAATTGAGTCTGAAGTAGAATTAAGGTATGAAACCCTTAAAGAAATACTTCCTACCCCTGTCATTAAAAAAAGAAGAACAAAAAAGGAGAAGCTAGATGGCACAAATAATACGTCCGAAAGTATCAACATACGGAAATAGCTTTTCTGATAATCATAGTGATACTATTACAGACCATAATCCACTTGACAGCAACCAGATTGATCTAGATAATTTAAATAAAACTAGACAATCCAGCGTCATTGAGTTTACGGATTTCGAGCAACAGATAAGAGATTACGCTCTTGCAAGCTTAGGTCACCCTGTAGTAAGGGTAGAGCTAAATGATCACCAACTTAAGTTATGTGTGGATGAAGCTATAACGGAGCTAGACTATCATGCTCCCCATTTAACCAAGCAGATGGCCGTATTTTATACAACTGCTGGTGTTAATGTATATGAGATTCCTAACTACATCCTAAGGAACTTAGCGTATGTAACATTCAAGAAATCTCTACTAAGTATTCAAGCTCAAGCTGGAACGCTGGAATTTGATTTCTTTATTAAGTATTTCTCGGACAACTTCCTGTTTGATAACTTTTCTATGGGTGATTTTTATATCCTCCAGTCTAGTCTTGAGACTACTAGAAGGGTTCTTGGACAAGATGGTGGTTGGGATATCCTTGATGGTAGATACCTTCAGCTATACCCTTCTCCTGCTATGGGAGATGCTGCTATTCTAGAGTATAGAGGTATCAATAGCCAGACTATGACCCCCAAGATGCTCAACTGGATACAGAAGTATGCTACGGCTTGCGCTAAGGGCCTTCTAGGACAGGTTAGAGGCAAGTTCGCTGTAGTTCCTGGTCCTGGAGGTGGAACTCAGCTAAATGGCGCACAGCTTCTCCAAGAGGCTGTAGCAGAGAAGGTACAATTGAAGGAAGAGCTTCTTATGGAGATTGAGGAGCCTCCGATGTTCACAACAGGCTAATGGCAAAGCGATTCACAGTAAATAGAGAAATGCCCAACCTTCCCAAGCTGGAAGGAGGGACACCTTTATCCTTTTTTGACCCTGAGAATCCAGATGTAAATCTTTTCAATCTAATTGATGATGAGATTATCAGGATTGCTGGGTCACCTTTACATTACTTTAAGTCTTACATAAGTGAAGACTTTGATGATGTATACTTAGAGGCTCAAAACAAAACCATTGCGTCAGAACCAATCATAGTGCATGGTCATTATGAACCCTCAGTTGTTGAAGAGGTTATGTCTAACTTTGGTATAGAACTAACCAATGATCAATTGTTTGTATTCAATAAGTCTTATATTGAGGCTACTTTAAACAGGCCCCCTTCTACTGGGGATCAAATAAAGCCTCAATTCCAGAACCAGAAGTATGAAATCATTGAGGTGCAGGAAGAGGGCTTTGAGATGTATGGTGTATACCATATGGCTTGTACTGCTAAACTCCTTCGTGATAATGATGAGACTTTAAATCAGGACACTTCTGATAGGGTAGATGATTTAGGAGGCTATACAGACATTGAATAACGAGCATACAGAAAAGACATACTCTAACATGGCCGAGGTTTTAGGGGATGGAGCAATAAATCCTGCTAGGGATTGGAGGACTATATTCAAGAATGATATAGAAAACTACTCTAAGAACTTGAATATGGCTACTCCCATATATAAGGAGATATTACGAGGTCTTCTATCCCAAATTAAACTAGGATATATTGATGACCAGAGCAACTTTACCAAAGTAAAATTAGCTCACGGTAGGCAGGAAAGAACAGTAGCGAAGAAGTTCCAGGAAAATAACATAGTACTGCCCTTTGCTACAATATACCAGTCCTCTGTAACTCAAGACGAGGTAAAAAGAAGATTTAAAGAAGTTTTAATAACTTCTTCTAAGTGGAACGATGAAACTCAACGAGCGGAAAGGGTTGTAAGTTATAATGATGTCCCTCTTAAGGCTGAATATACTCTAAGTGTTTGGACTAAGTATGTGTCTGATATGGACCAACTAGCTGCATCTGTTAGATTAGGGTTTAACCCACATAAACTTATAGTTACTCCCTTTTCTGAGGAAACTAAGGCTTACCTAACTGGGGAGGAGGGTATGACTACAGCAGAGGCACCTGACCGTGAGGAAAGGCTCCTAAAGAGGGAATTTAAAATAACAATTGAGGGGTACATACCAAGCCCTACTTTCAAAATAACCAACACAGGTAAGATTATTCACTTGAACACAGAAATTTGGGTATAAAATTTACTAAATACCCTTCTAGGACCCCTAACTAGTTATAGGAATAAATTATGAAGTCGATCACTAATAGCAGCTTACAGTCATTTGAGGTGTACCTAAAGTACCCCAAAAAGTCTGTTTGTATTCATTTAGAACCTAAGAAGACTATAGTTGTCCCCAGTAGTGCGTTGACTGACCAATGCCTAACTTTGTCTAATAGACATTTATTAAAAATAAGATCAGTATAGGAGAAGAACAATGGTTAATTATGTAAGTCCTGGAGTATATGTAATCGAGCGAGACACTAGCGATTACCCTGTGTCCGTAAACCCTAGTATTGTAGGGATTGTTGGGTTTGCCACTAAAGGTCCCAATGATAGAGCTACTTTGATTACTAACGGTGAACGTCTCCAATTCATGTTTGGAAACCCTAACAATAGTATTATCGGCCAAGGTCTTGAAGGTGCTTTAGAAATTCTAGAGACTACGAATTCCCTTTACTATATCAGAGCTACTTCCTCTAGTGGTGTAGATGCTAGTGCTACTGTAAAGATGGGTGCTTGCCCTACCTTTGCCCTTTCTGGGGATGGTTGGGGTTCAACCTCTGGATGTACGTTGGTACTTAACGGTACTAAGCAAGATGGAACTAAGATTTTCACTCTTGATACCTCCGTTACGATTGCTTCTGGTCAAGGAATTACAGAATCTGCTGTTGCTATTTCTAACGCTATTGGAACTTTGGATTCCTCTAAACTCCTTTCTGATACACAAGATGGTGTAAACTTCATAGCTGGTGCTTTTGCGGGTCACATGACCACTCTTAGCGTCTCTGCGTATACACCTGCTGGGGATCCCTTTGATGTCCTGCGAGCCCTTACAGCGTCAAGCGATACATTAGCCGCACCAGCATCAAATATATCAATTTCAGGTATAACTTATGACTCTGGGGTGGTTAATAGTGCTGCTTACCTAACTGAGTCTCTATACCCTGGTACTGGTTATAACCTTGCTACTGACACTAATGGTACAGTTACTGGAAATAGCATTACAGTAGTAACTACTGGTGGAGCTAAGAGTACTCTTAGTGTAAATGATGAAGGAGTTTCTCAAGAGGACTTCATTGTTGGTTTTACCACTAGTGGATTCATTGAGACTGAGATTAATACTGGCACGGAAGGACTCAAATCAAGTTACATTAAAGGTAACATTTTAGATGACGGAGGAGCATCAACCTTTACTACTGGATTAGCTAGTATTGGAGTTAAGTTGGTAGCTAACGGTGTAAATACTGGACTTTCAGGTATTACTGGAGGAACACTCACCCCCATAAATACTGACGGTAGATTTACTAAACTAGTAGATGGTACTTATACTCTTGCTGGAGGTACGGATGGTATTCCTACTGATGCTGCGGATATAGCAGACGCTCTTATTGGAGATCCTTCACCTAAAACTGGTCTGCAACTTCTTGATGATGATCTTCTAGGGGTTGGAATTGCTCTGGTCCCTGGAATTTCTGATCAAAGTGTTCAAAACGCTTTGGTAACTCTTGCTGAAAAGAACGGATCTTTCCTAGCTTTACTTGCTCCTCCTTTAGGAACCAATTCAGCACAAAATGCTATTGATTGGTCAAACGGGGTTAGTACTTCTAGAACTGCTGCTATTACTAGCTCTTACGCTGCCATTTACTGGCCTTGGGTAAAGGTCTTCAGTCAGTTTGATAAGATCGACCGTTGGTACGATCCTTCCATCTTCGCTGCAAGGCAGATGGCTTACACGGATGAAGTTTCTGATTCTTGGTTCGCCCCTGCTGGGTTCGTAAGAGGTAGGCTAACTAAGCCTACCGATGTTGAGGTGAGACTTTCCCAAGGGGATCGTGATGCTATGTATAGTGGTGGCAATGTTGTCAACCCTATTGTGAACTTCCCCCAACAAGGAATTACCATCTACGGACAAAGAACTGCTCAAAGAACGCCGACTGCACTAGATAGAGTGAATGTAAGACGGATGATGATTATCATTAAGAAGATTATCCTTCAATCTACTGGTCAGTTTGCCTTTGAGCCTAATGACGCAGCAACCTGGGGACGGGTTACTTCAACTACTACTCAACTTATTGATCCGATTGCTAGGGGACGAGGCATTTCTGCTTACTCAGTAATTTGTGATGAAACCACTAACACTCCTGCTAGAATTGATAAGGGAGAGATGTGGTGCAAAGTTGTTATTAGACCTACAAAAACAGCAGAGATTATCGTCTTTGAGCTTAATTTAGTAAATCAATCAGCCTCGGTATAACGAGGACAAAATAAAAGGAGAATAAAAAAAATGGCAGTATATAGTTATTATGGAGATAAGAAAGATGATGCGCTGAGGAGAGATGCCGTAGGCATGATAAACCCCAACCAGCTTCCTGTTATTTCACAAGGGTTAGATTCGGTAAGAACATATCAATGGGAATTCCAGCTTGACCTACCTGGGGGGGGTTCATCTGATGTGGTTGCCATTGGAGGTGCGGAAACTCAACGAACAATAACCCTAGCTGCTAAGGTTGTAGCAGGAGTAGGTTACAACTTTGCTGATATTGAAGTTCATAGAATGAATGATAAGGTATTCTATCCTGGTAAAATCTCCCAGGATGAGCTTACTATTACTTTTGATAACCTTCTTCAGCAAAGTATGGGTGTAGTCTTTTATAACTACCTAGCCAGTATTTATGACATGAGAACTGGCTATTATAACAATACGGCAGGTGGGGTAGGCTCCTACAAGACTTCTGCTAGAATCCTTGAATTTGATGGTGGCGGTAACATTACTACGGTTTACGATTTCAAAGGTCTATATCCTAAGTCTTTCTCTAAAGCAGAAAAGAACTACTCCACTAGTGAGTTTGACACCATGGAAGTCAAATTCCGTTGGGATTTCATGCATGTCCTAACTGGTGGTGAGGCTGTTAACACCTTGGGTCTTCTTAACTAACTTTTAGTTACTAAAACAATTAAAAGCCCAATCCACTTTTTTGTTGGGTTGGGCTTTTTTATTTATATATAATAATACTATGAAGTTTGTACAAACATTACTGGAAAGTTACTTTAGGCTCAATGAAGCGGGGGAAGACGTTATAAGAGAAATAGCAGCCGCAGGGAAGGGGTTAGGGAAAGGAGATGGTTCAAGAAATACTATAACTCCTCCTAATGGTGGGAATACAGGTCAGGTAGGATTAAATGATAAAGGAGAAGCTTTCTTAGAAGGAGGACCCCTCGCTGGTTTTACGAAAGTTAATGTAGTGCAAGAAGTAAGCACAGAAAACTTAACACTACTTCAGAATTGGTGGGCAGGAGGAGAGGAGGGATCTGAAGAATCTCCGCAAAAGGGTCTTGCTGCGGATCCAGACATTGCAGCTTTAGGACGAGAGAGTATAGCTAGACTAAGACAGTTAGAGAAGGTTGTTCCTGGAATTACGAAAAAGTTATTAACTATACTTAAAAATGCTAGAATTCTTGAAGATAAAGGATTATTCATAGGAAGACCAGGAGCTTCCTTACTTCAAAAAGTTCTAGGAGTTCCCACAAGGGGAAGCCTTGCTTCCATTATTGAACAAGAATTTATTAAACCTAAAGGGCAACATAGGATTGCTGGTGAATCATTTGTAGGTTTTTCTTTAAATAAGGATTTAAAGTTGGCTAGTCTAAAAGATTCTTTCGATACTATGGTGGAGTTTAGTAATGCCTTTGCTAAATCATTTTCAGATAACTGTGACGAGTTAGATCATGATACGAGGGAGGGAATTGCTAATCATGTAATTAAGGACCCAAAGACTAATTCTTATTTCTTTAAAAACATGTTTGATCCTGAAGGTATGGGAATTGCTTTAAGTGTCGCAGACCAAAACCCAATAAATATGATGGCAAAGGCGTATAGTGATAATTTAAAGAAATGTAATGAGGCTGATACAGAGGTGCCTGATGACGCTCACGCAATCCCAGAAAAGAAAATACATCAATCATCCTTAACGGGTAGCAAACATAGCGTAGCCAATATTGTAAAGGATATAAGTGAGTCGGGTGCAGTAGCATTTTTTAAAATATGGGATGGGGGGAGGTTAAAAGGAAAATCGGGAGCAGCTAGAATAAAGGACGGTATAGAGGAGATTAAACTTCTTCTTCAAACTTATGGGGAAAAAGAATTTGACGCTGTTAACTTAGCAGAAGAAATAGAAGCA